CGAACGTGTCACCGTGGATTGAGTTGATATGGTGTATCATATGCCCAAAAATAATCATGAGCAAGGACATTGACAACATAAACAAAAACAAAGTAGACGTTTTTATTGTTTTCCAAATCATTTAAAATCCTTTCAAAAGTTATACAATATAAGTTTTTTTCTAAAATCCATATTGTATAGCTTCTATTCTACTACGTGTAGAAATTCACAGCAAGCGAGGCAGTTTAGAGACATGCCTAGGTCTTAGGGAATACCCTTACTTGATTTTTGAGTTGATTTGAGCCAATACCTTTCCTATCTCTCTCTGTTGCTCCACAGATAGCCTAGGTGCCTTGTTGATGAACTCGATTATATGCGGGTCAACAATACTTGATGGAATTGCACTAGGCACTTCCGACTCTGTACCAGATTCAACAGTACAATCGGGAGTTTTACCATCTTTCCCATTGGCGGGAGTTGAATTTTTGGCTTGCGATACTGCCTTTAGTTCTTTTTGAATCTCTCCAAAGCTTTGAGGCTTACCAGTAAATTCTTTGGTGTATCTCTTCAGAGTAGAAACCATTGTTTGAATCGTTTTGGTGCCTGAAGCTTCCGATAATTGGGCAATGTTCTTAAATCCCGAAGCGTTGGCTAAAGCTTTTTGAAGCTTTGCAAACTCTTCAACATTGTGATTATGAATCACTGTTTTGAATATGTTGAAAATTCTTGGCGTTAAAGTTTGAACCTTTAGTTCTGCGGAAAGAATTCCTTTTACTACTTCTCTAACTTCTTTTACGTCTATCGCTACTTCTGAATTGTTGATAGCAGTTGGAAGCTTAACAGTGTTGTCCTTGTTGATTTGTAGATCCATTTTAAATATTCCCTAGTTGTTTATGTCTCGGCTACGTGCCTCGACTCGGTTAAGATTCTCGGCTAAATTTCTTTATAAATCTACAAGGAATAATGGAGATAAAATGGAGCGTGATAGTATGTTGAATAATCCATAAGCTTTTGAAAGTATTTAGAAGTTTTTAGAAGTATTACTATATTTATGAAACTTCGGAATACCTTTTAAAAATTGTACACTCTTTGGAATACTTTAAAAAGCTTAGGCAATCTTCGTGCCAGTTTTAAAAGTTTTTAAAAATATTTTCAGGGCTGTTAAACTTGGCATCAATCTTGCAAGGCTTCAGAAGCTTTTCAAAAGTTATACTCTATAAGATTAAGAGGGGATGGGCAGATGGCCGTGGCAGGGTGGTGGGGGTGTAATGCAATCTTAAAAATTTTAAGGGCTTTTCAAGTTGTCAATACTTAGGAAAGTTGCGCTCACCTTTTAAATACTTTAAAAGTATTATATACGAGGTATATATATGCACAACCCCCATAGGGAGTTACTCCAGTATACAGTTGAATCGTAAGTTTGTCAAGTTTTATTTAAAAAAGACTTGACAAACTCTAAATACACTACTATAATGTACAGCATGAATGGATATTTACCTCAAAAACAACAAGAAAGAGAATTAACAGACAAGCAGCAAAAGTTCTTAGGCTATCTAATCCAAACAGGAGGTGATCCAAAAGAAGCAGCGGAGCTTGCAGGGTATGCCGAAGGCAGCTATTTCCAAGTAATTAAATCACTTAAAAATGAAATAATAGAACTGGCCTCTCAAATCCTCGCTCAATCTGCACCCCAAGCGGCTATGAAGCTTGTTGATGTTATGAATACTGATGATCCTATGCCCCAGGCTAATGTGCGTTTACAAGCTGCACAAACAATCTTGGATCGTACAGGACTAGGTAAACAAGATAGGATTGATGTTAACGTAGAAACTGACGGAGGTTCTTTATTTATTCTTCCTGCTAAAACGGTAGTAGAGGGTGAATATGAAGTTGCCGAAAACTAAACCTAGAAGTCAAGGCATAGCTCCATTTGCATATGATGCAGATGTAGAAAATAAACAGTTTGTACGTAACGAGGCTAAATATAAAGTTCTGAAAGAGGTTGTAGAAGGTATCGTATCAGGAGCCATCAAGTCAATACGTGAAGGTAGATTATTTATAGAGGCTAAAGGATACAGTATATCAGTACAAGCTCTTTCAAAATACGTAAAGGATGAGCGAAAATCTACAGGCTCTCCTAGTAAATATAACTATAGTTCAGCAAATAAAGCTAAAATAGCCGCTAGGCAGTCTCTAAGGGCTAAACAAAAAAGAGTAGAAAAGCTTGACAAGAAATTAAAGTCTGCTAAAAGTTCATTAAATGCTCAGACTAAGATTCAAACTAAGTTAGGTCAAGACTCATTAGGTAAAGTTGCTACAGAAGATGAGTTAGATTTGTTAACTCCAAAAGTAAAGGAAGCAACTAAAGTTATATTTAAACCTAATGAAGGGCCTCAAACAGACTTCCTAGCGGCTCCAGAAACGGATGTACTGTACGGAGGAGCAGCAGGAGGTGGCAAGTCATATGCTATGCTTGTAGACCCTCTTAGATACGCTCACAGAGCGGCTCATAGGGCATTAATACTTAGAAGATCTATGCCAGAGCTTAGAGAACTAATAGATAAGTCTAGGGAGTTATATCCTAGAGCTTTTCCAGGTTGTAAGTTTAGAGAAGTAGAAAAGGTTTGGACATTTCCTTCAGGGTGCAAAATAGAGTTTGGCTTCCTTGAAAGAGATGCAGATGTATATCGTTATCAAGGTCAAGCATATTCTTGGATAGGCTTTGATGAGATTACTCATTTAAACACTGAGTTTTCTTGGAACTACTTATCTTCAAGACTTAGAACAACAGATTCAGAGATAACACCATATATGCGTTGTACGGCTAACCCTGGTGGTGTAGGAGCTACTTGGGTTAAAAAGCGTTATGTAGATCCTAATGAGCCTAACGAAACTTTTACAGGGGATGATGGGCTTACACGTAGGTTCATACCTGCTAGGTTAGAAGATAACCCTTATCTTGCAAAAGATGGCAGATATGAGCAAATGTTAAATGCATTGCCTGATGTTCAACGTAAACAGTTACTTGAAGGTAATTGGGATGTTACAGAAGGAGCAGCTTTTACAGAGTTTGATTTAGATGCTCATGTAATTACTCCTTTTGAAATACCTATAGGATGGGAAAGAGTAAAAGGAATTGACTATGGTTATGCTTCTGAAAGTGCTTGTGTATGGGGTACTGTTGATCCCTCTGACGGCACATTAATTATATATAGAGAATTATATAAGAAAAATTTAACAGGAGTTGATTTAGCGCAGATGATCACTAACATGGAGTTAGCTGATCCTTATGCAGTTGCAGGTGTACTTGATACAGCAGCATGGAATAGAACAGGGACTACAGGCCCTACAGTAGGAGAGACATTACAACGTGCAGGTCATAAGCTCCGTAGGGCCGATAAAAACAGGATTCAAGGAAAGATACAGCTTCACGAATATTTGAGAATACAACCAAGTGGCAGACCTAAAGTACAAATTTTTAATACTTGCCCAAATCTCATACGTGAGCTTCAATCTATTCCTTTAGATAAATCAAATCCTGAAGATGTAGATACTCATGCTCCTGATCACGCATACGATGCTTTAAGGTATTTAATTATGTCAAGACCTAAAGTAAATGATGTATTTAGTCAATTTAAAAATATGAGAATGGAACAAGCTTATACGCCAGTGGATAAGGAATTTGGATATTGAGAATTAAATTTGAAAAGAGATCTAAAATATCTAAACAAGAAAACAGGTTAAAAGCACAACAAAAAGAAATTAAAGAGCAATACGAATTAATTAAAAAACTAAACGGAGATTAATATGGCAAATCCAGTTGTAAGCATTAGAAATACAGGGAGGGACTCTGCTGCTGTTGCAGATGTTCGTGCATTATCAGATAACGTAATTACTTCAGCAACTTCTGCCACTACAGGCACTATTGCTGTAACTGCTGACGCTACTTATGATGTAAGTTTTACTCAACCTGCTGACACTTCAATTAAAAATCTTATTATGATTGCTAACGGTAACTTGGTTACTGCTGGTGCATCAGGCGATGATATTGATTTTGATCTAGGTACTTCCGCAGGTGGTGGACAAATTATTGATGAAAAAGCTATTGCGGATGATGGCGGTTCTGCTGTAACAATTACAGCTAACACACCTCTTTATATTATTGAAAATGGTTTACCGGCTACAGCTAATAAGTTTGCTAACATGAATGGTGGCCCTGCTACATCAGAAGCTATGACACTTGCAGGTTCTTTGTATAGCTCTGCTGCAAGAACGCTTCACATTAGACTAAAGCCTCTTGCTAATGACTTAGCAACAGCGGCTACTACTGTTACGTTCTTAGTTGAATTTCAAAATCTTGGCGTACTTCCTGACTAATAGATGGCTGAAAATACTTTAACATCTAATGATCTTTACTTTGAAGAAGTAGAGGATGAAAAGGGATTAAATCTTACTCTTGAAGAAAACCTACAGAATAATCTTGTGGGTTTAATTCAAGATAGATTTGAGTCTGCTGAGTCTGCTCGTGATTTAGATGAAAAACGGTGGTTAGAAGCTTATCATAATTATAGAGGACTATATGGTAAAAGTGTACGCTTTAGGGAGTCCGAAAAATCTAGAGTATTTGTTAAAGTCACAAAGACCAAAGTACTCGCTGCGTTTGGTCAGTTGGTCGATGTTATTTTCGGATCAAACAAATTTCCTATAGGTGTAAGTGAAACTAAAGTTCCTGAAGGTGTAGCTGAACATGCTCATTTAGATATTCAAAATCCTGTACCTGGTTTAGAAACAACTACGCCTGATGAAGGCACAGAAGAAGCTATAGAAAATCCTTTTGATGTAGGATACGAAGGAGATGGTAAAACACTAAAACCTGGAGCTACTTATGGAACAGGAAAGTTTGAAAAAGAACACGTTGAAAAAAGAGCAGAAGAAGAAGGTTTGTTGCGGGAAGGGCTGTCACCATCACCAGAAGCTCTTGAAGTAAACCCTGCTCAAAAAGCTGCAAGGCGTATGGAAAAGTTAATCCATGATCAGATTGAAGAATCTAATGGAGCTAGTGAAATACGAAACTCTTTATTTGAAGCAGCATTGTTCGGCACTGGTGTAGTTAAAGGGCCTTTTAACTTTAACAAAACTCTTAATCGTTGGGATAAAGATGAAGAAGGTAATAGAACTTATCAGCCTATTTCAGTTAGAGTTCCACGTATAGAGTTTGTAAGTATTTGGGATTTCTTTCCAGATCCTAATGCAACAACAATAAACGAAGCAGAGTATGTTTTTCATAGACATCGTATGAATCGTACTCAACTTAGAGGGCTTAGTAAACTTCCATATTTTGACAAAGATGCAATACGTGAATGTTTACAGATGGGGCCTAACTATGTAGAAAAAGACTATGAACATGAACTAAAAGATGATAGTCGTACAGATGAATATGGTGCTAGTCAGTTTGAAGTTCTTGAGTATTGGGGAGTAATGGATGCAGAGTATGCTCGTCAAGTAGGAATGGAAATTGAAGAAGATGTAGATGATTTAGATGAAGTTCAAATAAATGCTTGGGTTTGTAATGGTAAAATGCTTAGAGCAGTAGTTAATCCATTTACACCTTATAGAGTTCCTTACCATGCTTTTACTTATGAAAAAAATCCATATAGCTTCTTCGGTATAGGTGTAGCAGAAAACATGGATGACTCTCAAAAGATTATGAACGGTCACGCTAGAATGGCTATTGATAACCTTGCACTGTCTGGCTCTCTTGTATTTGATGTAGATGAGACTGCATTAGTTGGTGGTCAAAGTATGGAAATATATCCGGGTAAAGTATTTAGAAGACAAGCAGGAGTTCCTGGTCAAGCTATAAATGGTTTGAAGTTTCCTAATACATCTCAAGAAAACATGATGATGTTTGACAAGTTTAGACAGTTAGCAGATGAACAAACAGGTATTCCTAGCTATAGTCACGGTCAGACAGGTGTACAAAGTATGACAAGAACTGCTTCTGGTATGTCTATGCTACTAGGAGCAGCTTCACTTAATATTAAAACAGTAATAAAGAACTTGGATGATTTCCTTCTTAAACCTTTAGGAGAAGCATACTTCCAATGGAACATGCAATTTTTAGAATCTGATTTAGGTGTTGAAGGAGATCTTGAAGTAAAAGCTACAGGCACAAACAGCTTGATGCAGAAAGAGGTACGGAGTCAAAGACTTACTATGTTTTTACAGACAGCAGCAAACCCTGCTGTTGCTCCGTTTATTAAAATTAATAAGCTTATTAGTGAGCTTGCTTATAGTTTAGATTTAGACCCTGATGAACTTCTAAACGATCCAGAAGAAGCAGCTATAATGGCACAGATAATAGGAATGCAAAATGCTGGACAAGCAACTGGCGCAGAAGCTGGCCCCATTAACGAAGAACAAGCAGCAATGGGAGCCGCTGGAGGAGTACCTGAACAACCTCAAGACCTTGGAGCTACAGGTACTGGTGGGGGCAACATCGGAGTTGGAGGTGTACCGCAGCCAGGGGAAGATGAATTTACTAGGTAGATTTTTAGAACTACCTGAAATAGTTAACGAAGCATTAGAGAGGAAGGAAAATGGCTGAAAAATTTCCAGATTTAAACAAAGATGGTGAAATAACTCAAGCCGATATTTTAAAAGGCCGTGGAGTTTATCAAGAAGGAGGAACTCTTATGGCTCCTACAGAAGGAGTACCTTTAGATACATATCCAAATATTCCACCAGATGAAATGGAAGAAGCCTTAGACTCTCAACTTCCTGATGAAGAAATGGAAGAAGACTATATTAATTACGTTATGGATGAATCCCTTAACGATGAAGAACAAGAATATTTAGCAGGTGTATTACAAAACGATCCAATGCTTTCAGATATAATGGATAAAGTAATTACTACTGCTTCAGAATTTTCAGGTGCTGGAGAAGTCGAAGGCCCTGGAACTGGTGTATCAGACTCTATACCAGCCCGATTATCGGATGGAGAGTTTGTATTTACCAAAAAAGCAACTGACCAAATAGGTGCAGACAATCTCCAAGTAATGATGGACGATGCTGAACGTGCCTATGATGGCGGTTACCAAAAGAAGAACCTAGGAGGAATGGCTCGTGATGAAGATGAAAACGAGCTAGAAAAAGGCAGATATGATTTAAGCAAGACTGATGAAGAAATCAAAAAGCTTATGATCGGTGCTAATAAGATGCCTAGCGTTCAATAATTTTTATGGCTACCTTGGTAAGTCAAGCCCCATTATACTCGACGGAGTTAATATGGCTACCTTGCGAAACACAAGCCCCATGAAGGAGAATGAGTATGTCCGAAGTAACTTTAGAGGAAGAAACAGCTAATCCATATAACGCACGTAAATCTTGGCACACGCCAGATGCTCCTAAACAAGGAGATGCAGATGGATTGTTTTATGCACCACAACAGGCTACCCCAGAAGAGGCCCCTGATGAGGAAGTACAACCTAAAAAAAGAACTAATTATAAAAAAAGATACGATGATTTAAAACGTCATTATGATCAGAAAGTTTCTGAGTTTAAACAAAAAGAGGAAGAACTGCAAGCTGCTGCTCGTGCAGCACAACCAGTATATGAACCTCCTAGATCTGAAGAAGAACTAGAAGCGTTTAAACAGGAATATCCTGATCTTTATAGTACAGTAGAATCTGTAGCTCATATGCAAAGTCAAAGACAAGTTGCAGATCTTGAATCACAATTACAGTCTATGCGACAACGTGAAGCTGAAATACTGAGAAGAGATGCTGAAACTACTTTGAAAGAGCGTCATCCAGACTTTGAAGATCTTAGAGGATCTGAAGAGTTTCATGAGTGGGCTAAAGAGCAGCCAGAGCAAATACAATCTTGGATTTATGAAAATCCTGATAACGTAACTCTAGCTTCTAAAGCTATAGATCTTTATAAATTAGAAAATGGAATTACTCAAACTAAATCACAGCCCAAACAACAAAGGCCACAAGGTTCAGCAGCAGATATGGTTTCTACAAAAACTACATCTGTTGACGCTAAACAGCCTAAGATTTGGACTGAAAGGGAAATTGCTGCAATGTCTCTTGATCAGTTTGATAAACATGAAGAAGAAATCAAACAAGCTATGATTGAGGGCAGAGTAGTAAAATAAATGTTTTACTAGGAGTATATTAACATGGCTTATAATCAATCAGACCAGTTTTTTGAGCCAAGTACAGATACCAATGCAAACTTTGGTAACTCTGTATCAGGCCAAACAAACTCATTTTTCCTGCCGAAAGTTTACTCGAAGCAGGTACTTAACTTTTTCCGAAAGTCTTCTGTAGTAGAAGCAATTACAAACACTGACTATGCTGGAGAAATTGCAGCATTCGGTGATACTGTAAGAATCATCAAAGAACCTGAAATTACTGTTTATCAGTATGAAAGAGGACAGGATGTAACAGCTACTAAACTTACTGACCAAGAACTTACTTTGACAGTAGATATAGCAAATGCTTTCAAATTTATCGTTGATGATATTGAAACAAATATGTCTCACGTTAATTTCCGTGAGGTAGCAACTTCTTCAGCAGCTTATGCATTGCGAGATGCTTTTGATGCTGGCGTAATTGCTGAAATGTTTGCTGGTGTGTCAGCTTCAAGTCCTAACCACGTTCTTGGTTCTGACAATGCTACTGACCTTGCTGCTGGAACCTTCGATGGTACTGGTAACTTGGACATTGGTTTTGCTTCAGGCGAACACGATCCTATTGATGTTCTTTCTCGAATGGCACGTTTGCTAGACGAACAGAACATTCCTGAAGAAGGACGATGGTTCCTTGCTAGTCCTGAGTTCTATGAGCAGCTTGTTCAAAGTTCCTCTAAGTTGTTGTCAGTAGACTACAATGCAGGACAAGGATCAATTCGTAATGGATTGGTAAGCTCTGGTAAGCTACGTGGATTTGATATGTACAAGACTAACAACATTGCTGCAACGTCTAACGCTGCTGGTAAAGTTCTTGCTGGTCACATATCTTCTACAGCTACTGCACAAACAATTACCAATACAGAGGTTATTCGTGACCCTGATAGCTTTGGTGATATTGTTCGTGGTCTTCACGTATATGGCGCACAGGTTCTTCGTAGTGAAGCACTTGTTTCTGCCTTCTACGGTATAGACTAAAGTTAGTGGGGGTTGCTTCGGTAGCCCCCCTTTTCTTTTGGAGGTTTTAAATGGCACAAATAGGTTCAGATGAAAATCCTATGATGTTTAGAAAAGCTATTGTTAGCAAAGACAGTAGGTTTAGAAAAAACTTTGACAAAAAAGCATATGATTTTAATTACGACAGAATTTTTAGAACAGCTTCAAAAACTAAAAAAGAAATCAAAGAATACAATACTGAACTAGAAGCGTGTCGTTTTAAAAGTAAAACATTTTCAATGGAGCAAGATTGAATAAAGTTAAAACTAAAAAATATGTACCTAATAAATACACAGGGAGAAGTTTAATGTATCATGGTGGTAAAAAGAAAATGATGGGTGGTGGAATGGGTCAGTCACCTATGGAAAAAGATATGGATAACAAAATGCGTAAGCAAATGGCAATGGGTAGTGAAAACAGAATGATGTATGGTCATGGTGGCAAAGCAATGAAATCTGACATTTATGCAATGGAAGATGCTTGTAACCGTATGGCTGGTTATAATAAAAGTTTACCTAAAGGGCGATGAAAGTTTCTGCTCCTAAAGGTTATCACTGGATGAAACAATCTAAAGGTGGTTATAAGTTAATGAAACATACTGGTAAGTTTAAGCCTCATAAAGGTGCAAGTCTTACTGCTAACTTTGACGTACAAAAGGTTCATAAAAAGTAATGGCTACATTTCTTAATTTAACAAACGAACTATTGCGTGAAATGAATGAAGTTGAATTAACTTCTTCTACATTTGGATCTGCTGTAGGTATTCAGCAACACGCAAAAGATTCTATTAATAGAGGTTATCTTGATATAGTCAATGAAGAACCTCAATGGCCTTTTTTAGCTACTGCTGAAAGTGGAGATACAGATCCTATGTATGGTAATGTATATGTAGAAACTGTAGCTAATCAACGATGGTATGAGCTTAAAGCATCTAGTTCTAGTTTAGTTAATGACTATGGTTACGTAGATTGGGATAATTTTCTTTTAACAACTGTAGGGGTTAGTGGAGAGTCTTCTCCTTATACTATTAGAAATTTAAGATATATTGATACTGAAGCTTGGAAAGATTATTTTCGTATAAGTGAAAATAAAGATGATGCAGAAGATGCTAATGGAGCAACTCCTGCTAGAGTAACACGAAGTCCTGATGCACGTAAGTTTGCATTAAGTCCTATTCCTGATAAAGTGTATCGCATTTGGTTTTATGCTTATGACTTACCTACTGAGTTATCTGCACATTCAGATACTACAGTATTTCCTAATATTTATAATTCTGTACTAATGGCAAGAGCTAGATATTATTTACATCAATTTAAAGAAAATCCTCAATCTTCAGCGTTTGCTTTAGAAGATTATAAACGAGGATTAAAGTTGATGAAACTTAATCTTATGGAACCTAATCCTGGTACTTTTAAAGATGATCGTATGAGGTTTGTATAGTGTCACAACCGTTTGGTATATCATGCAAAGGTGGTCTTAATACCAACCTTAACCAATTAGAATTGCTAGGTCAGCCTGGCTTTGCTGTTGCGCTATCTAACTTTGAAGTAGACCCTGATGGTGGTTATAGGCGTATTAATGGTTATACTTTATTTGGAGGAGGCTCTGCTGCTAGACCTAATAGCTCTAATGCAATTAAAGGACTACAAGTATATGCAGATGGAGTTATATGCACTTCAGGTACTAATGTATACTTTAGTCAAGACGGCACAAGCTGGCTACAAATAAATAGAGCTAGTGTAGATGCTGCTGGAGATAACTACAGTACATTTACAGGAAGATCAGCAGCAGCTAGAACTTCTCAAGGCCAAACAAACTTTGCAGTATTTGAAGGTAATACAGACTACGGTGAAGTAATTATAACAGATGAAGGCTCTGGTGCTAAACCAATGTACTTTAAGATGACAGGTACAGGAGCTAACATAAATACCAGAACTTTTTTTGCAAAAGAAATAACAGTTAGTGGTACAGTGTATCCTAAGTATTGTGTAATACATGATAAGCACTTAGTAGTAGCAGGAGCAGCCACAGCACCTAATACTATATATTATAGTGGCACAAATGATATAGATGATTTTACAAGTACTGGATCAGGTAATATTGTACTTGATGATAAAGTAGTAGGTATTAGAAGTTTCCGTAATGATTTAATTATATTTTGTACTAACTCAATTTATAAATTACAAAATATAAATGACTCAAGTAATATTGTTGTAGTACCGATTACAAAGAACGTAGGTTGCATGGATGGAGCATCTATTCAAGAAATTGCAGGTGACTTGGTATTTTTAAGTCCTGATGGATTAAGAACTATTGCTGGTACAACAAGGATTGGTGACGTTGAGCTTGGTTCTGTTAGTAGAGCTATACAATCTATTATTGGAACTATAGCTAGTGAAATAGATGAACTGTTTGTAACAAGCGCAGTATTAAGAAGTAAATCTCAGTATCGTTTATTTTATTCTAAACCGTCTGCAACAACAGTATCTTCAAAAGGAATAATAGGCACGATTACACCTAATGGATTTGAATGGTCAGAAACTGAAGGAATACAAGCACACGCTTTTACATCTGGATTAGATAAGGATGGACTAGAACAAACATATCATGGAGATAAAGATGGCTATGTTTATAATCATGACACAGGTGCTACGTTTAATCCAGCAGGTACAGAAACAAAAGTTAGCGCATTGTATGAAACACCTTTTTTAGATTTTGGAGATGCAGGAACTCGTAAAACTTTAAACTATGCAAAGATTTCAGTTACGCCAGAAGGTCAGTGCCAGCCTACACTTAGAATTAGATATAATTATGGAGACACTACGATACCTCAACCTCCTGATTATACGTTAGATCAGATTTTAGAACCTGCTACGTTTGGTTCTTCTGCATTTAATGCAGTAGCTTTTGGAGCTTCTAATGATCCGTTAGTAAGACAAGCAGTACAAGGTAGTGGTGACGCTTGTAACTTTAGAATATTTAGTATTGATACTAATGCACCTTATGCAATTAATGGTATATACGCAGACTATAGACCGTCAGGAAGGAGATAATAAATGGCTCAAAGCTATACTAGACAAAGTACGTTCGTAGATGGAGATACCATTACAGCAGCATTATTCAATAATGAATACAACCAACTTGAAAATGCTTTTACTTATTCTTCTACTAGTGCTACTGCTACAGGACACAGACACGATGGAACTGCTGGACATGGTGGTAACATACATACTATTGGTGACTTAGACTTTCTTAATAAAATTGTAGTTGATAGCACTAACAATCGTTGGGGTTTTTTTGTAGAAGTTTCTAGTAGTGCAGTAGAACAAATAAGAATACAAGATGGAGCTATTGTACCTGTAACAGATAATGATATAGACCTGGGTACAAGCTCACTAGAATTTAAAGACGGATACTTTGATGGAACTATATATGCAGATGCTATAAACTTTAATGGTACAGCTATTTCTGCTACTGCTGCTGAACTTAATATTATGGACGGTGTAACAAGCACTACAGCAGAACTTAATATATTAGATGGAGTAACTAGTACTGCGTCAGAGCTTAATATTCTTGATGGCGTAACATCTACAGCAGCAGAACTAAATATACTTGATGGTGTAACTGCAACAACAGCAGAATTAAACATCTTAGATGGCGTAACTGCTAGTGCAACAGACATTAACTTAATAGATGGAATTACTAACGGTACAGTAATAGCTAGTAAAGCAATTATAACTGACTCAAACAAAGATATAACTGGTGGTAGAAATATAACTATTAGTGGTGAGCTAGATGCAGCTACACTAGATATATCTGGTAATGGTGATATAGCTGGTACTTTAGCTATTGCAGGAGGCTCGACTAATGGTTTAGTTTTGAGCCAAGGAGCTATCTCTCTTAAAAATGGTGGTACACAATCTTACATAGATTTTTATTGTGAATCTAGTAACGCACACTACGCACGACTACAAGCTCCAGCACATAGTTCATTTGGTGGTAATATTACAGCTACTTTACCAGCAACTACAGGTACTATAGCACTAACATCAGATATACATACTACAGAAGAGCTTCAAGATATTATTGGAGCTATGTTTTCAGGTAATACTGAAACAGATATTACAGTTACTTATCAAGATGCAGATGGTACTATTGATCTAGTAGTTGGAACACTTAACCAAGATACAACAGGTACGGCAGCTTTAGCTACCTCAGTAACTGTATCTGCTAATAACAGTACAGATGAAACTATATTCCCTGTATTTGTTGATGGTGCTACAGGAAGCCAAGGACTAGAGACTGATACAGGATTTACTTACAATCCTAGCTCTGGTAATTTAACAATAGGTGGCGAATTATCCGCAGCTACATTAGATATTTCAGGAAATGTAGATATAGATGGCACACTTGAAGCAGATGCTATTACAGTTAATGGTACAACTCTAGCTGAAACTATTTCAGATACTGTAGGAGCTATGGTTAGCTCTAATACAGAAACTGGCATATCAGTAACATATGATGATAGTGATAATACTTTAGATTTTGTAATTGGTAGTGATGTCATAGTAAACTCTATGATAGCTGACGATGCTATTGATTCTGCTCAAATTGCTGATGGATCGATAGATACAGCACATATTGCAGACGATCAAGTTACTGGCGATAAACTAGCTAATGATATTACGATTGCTAATAACTTAACAGTAGCAGGTAATTTAGCAGTTACAGGAACAACTACACAAACTGGGTCTGTGGTTAGTGATTCTAACTTTACAGGTTTAACAGATGAAAATACAGGTAACTCAACAGACTTTGGTTTTTATGGTAAATATGTAGAATCTAGCACAACTAAGTATGCTGGTTTATTTTATGATGCTTCTACTGATAATACATTTAGATTATTTACAGATACACAGACAGTACCTAGCACTACCGTAAATACAAGTGCAACAGGATATGCTGCTGCTAGTTTAGTAGTTAATAGTCTTACAGGAACAATAGCTACTGCTGCACAGCCAAACATTACAAGCTTAGGAACTCTTACTGCCCTAACAGGTGGAACAGGAGACTTTAATTGGGATTCAAATACATTAGTAGTTGATTCATCTGCAAATAGAGTAGGTATTTTAAATGCTTCTCCAGATGTCTCTCTTGACATTGGAAGTGCTACAGATGCTGTACACGTACCTGTAGGTACAACAGCACAGAGGCCAACAGGAGCCGCAGGATATTTTAGATACAATAGTACTACTGGTAAGTTTGAAGGTTATACGGACTCTTGGGGAGCTATTGGTGGTGGTTCTGGTACTAATATGGACACTAACATCTTTACAGGAGATGGTTCAGACACTACCTTTACATTAAGCACTGCACCTGACGATGAAAATAACCTTATGGTATTTGTAGACGGTGTATTCCAAGCTCACAATGCTTACAGCGTATCAGGCACTACATTAACTTTTAGTGCTGCACCAGCTAACGGTAGAGTTATTACAGTGTACCACAGTACAACTACTGTAGGTGGCTCTAATAATACAATTAATACAATGACAGGTGATAACAGTGATACGACACTGACGTTATCTGTAGCTCCTGTACATGAAA